TTATTCCTGTCCAGCCTGAACGATTGTAGCCTGTGTTACAGGGAGCACATACTCCTCCAGCTTAGTTACATCAAAGATAACTGCAACATTGTCATCTACGGCACGGCCGTTTGCATAACATGATGCGATAATGAGATCTGCATTTTCCATAGCCTTTGTCTGGTCATACTCATTGACTCTCACACCTGTTGTTCCCATAGTGTAGTATCCTGCAATTGTAAATGCAGCCTTACCCTTCGGACAATTTGCATCTACGATTTTCTCGATGTCAATGAATGACTTGTTGACATAGCCGCCTGTCAGAGCCTCTCCATACATGCATGGATCCACATATTCTGCCTCGTCTGACGGATTACAGATAAGATACAGCTTGTCTACAACACGCTTACCATTATTGGTAAGAGTCTTTCTCACATCTGAAAGTCCTTTAGGGCTGAATTTTGTGATGTTTGTCACAACCGTCTTAGCCTTGTTGGTACCATCGCTGTTGGATGTTCCAATCTGGCGGAAAATACCAATCGGTCCTGTCTTTCCATCTCCATCAAGATATCCCTTTACAAGACCATCCTGCATAGCTTCAGACAGAATTGCCATAAAATAACGGTCAACAAACTCAAGCGAAAGCTCTCTGATTGCCTTTGGAATAACTAAGTAAGCGGTGAGCATGTGAAGGTCAATGTTAAGTGCTGAAATCTCTGTGCTCAGCTCACCCTTAACTGAGTCTGTTAGAGCTCCCCATACTGCTGCACCTGTATGTGATGCAACGATCCACTTCTTGACATTGGCAGGTGCCATGTTGACAAGATTAAGGATTGGTGATGCTTTCTTGACATCATCAAGTGTTCTGTCAATGATTTCAGTCGGAATGATATCAATCTGATTGGCCGTGATTGACTGCTTGATATCCTTGAAGCCTTCATAGAAGTTCTTTTCTTCCTGTGAAAGGTTACGGAGACCGAGCTGCTTCTTGAAGTCGGCATCATGGCTCGCACGCTCTGCCTCTGCTACAACCTGATTTACTAAGTCCTCATGCGCTGCCTCCTGGATCATCTCAATAGACTACATGATAGCTTCAGCTTTCTTCTCTGCCGGAGCATCATTGAGTAACTGCATTACTTTTTCCTGAACTTCTTTGTTGATAGATTCAATCTTCATTGTTTTCCTCCTTAATTGAAAAATGAGCCCCAATCGTTGCTCTTAGGTTTATCTGCTTCTTTGTGTGTCAACTGATAAAATTCAGCTAACTGCCTCTCATGTTCGCTCTTGTTACAGAGCTGTTTCTTCAGCGCCTCATTCTCTTTAAGCACCTGCTGCAAAGTGGAATTATCCGGATTTTCCGGTTTATCAAGATTTTCCAGTCCAATTTCGTCGATGAAACCATACTCTAATGCCTTCTGTGGTGACAATGTGGTCTCCTTGTGCATCATTTCACGGACTTCATCCTCTGAAATCTTTGCACGCTGCATAAATAAAGCTATGCAGCTCTCCATTGCAACATCCAGATTATCTGCCTCTGCCCTTAAATCTGCTGCATTTCCTGTTACTGTTTCCCACATATCATGAATAATGGCCGTGGTGCCCTGTCCCATTATTCGTTTGTCACACGCCTGTAAAATTGTGAATGCAATAGAATGACACACTCCCATTACTATTCCGGTCTTGTATGAGCCATGCTGCTTGAGCATATTATAAATCGCAGTGCCCTGATCAACGCTTCCGCCATTCGAATTAAAGTAAATCTTAATCTCATCTGTCTCCGGAATGGCGTCCAAAAGTTCTTTGAAATGCTTTGCAGATGTTTCAGAATCTTCATACTGCCATGTTTCCCAGTTAAAAGGACCTGTCTTTTTGATTTCGTCATATATGTAAATTTCATGAACATTGTCCGTCTGCTGGAATCTGTAGATTACATTTTTGTTCTTCATAATTCTGTTCCTTTCTCTTGATTACTGTTTAACGGACAGCTCCGAGATATCCGGATCACCTCCATCTAATCACTTTTAATTGATGTGCCATTGTTACCCTCCTCTCCATAATTTTTAGTCAACGCTCTCGCTTTAGAGAACTCAGTGTTAAGCAAAGGATATCCCACCATTGCTCTGATTTCGTCATACGAGAAGCCAATTCCACGAAGCTTATCAAGATTAACTGCACTATCCACCACATCAACATGTTTAAAGCGTGCCAGCCATACCATTACCTTTTCATTTTTCCTGCTGTAATCATCTTCACCGACTATGTAGGCAGTCAGCGTATCGTTTATAACTTCCGCAACCGGGCCGACAGCATAGGTGATAAATTCATTGGTGGCATCTGACTGCTCTGTGATATTGCCATTAAATACTGCTTCCGGAATGTCAAAGGCATTGGCTGCTTCGTTGTTTATGGCCAAGGCAACCTTGGCAAGCTCCTCCGCTTTTGCGCTCGCATTTATCTGTATATTTTCAAGTGAGACACCTTCCGACTCTGTCATTACCGTCAGATCTTCGCTCTCAAGCAGTCTCTTGATTTTCTCTGCATACATGTCCTTGGTGACTATCTTGTCAGTTCCATCAGCCTGCTTTTCCCTGAAGGACTGTGCTGCACCCAGCTTCAGTTTAAATTTTGGCTGATTTGATAGACGAATCATGTAATTAATTGCATTGAGCGTATTGTTATATTGATTCACAACGGACTCCAGATATACTCTTATCTTTGCATTGTCGTACCGTAAGTGGATCACCTCTGATGACATAAATTTTTTGTATAAACCATACTGTTCTCCTGCACATTCAATCGTTATGTTGCTGTATATGCGCTCTGACAGCACACTGTTTGACACCTGCCATGCAGACGCTTTGTAATATTTGCCATTCATCGGGATGATAAGCGCTTCCTGTGCCCATAGCAGTTCTCTTATAATCCTTGTCCAGAAATAAGTTCCACACTCATGGTCATTTGGCATTACATTGAGTCTGTACTCTATACTGCTTTTCTGTTTGCTGTCTGTCTGGACTATTATGTCAGACTTTGCAATTGCCCTTGCAATCATCATCACAGCTTTTTCAATTGCCAGCTTTGACAGATTAAGCTTTTCCAAGTCAAGCACAATAATCTCTGCCATAGACTGCATCTCTTTATTCTTTTTTTGAAACAGGAAATCAAACATTGCTGCCTCCTAAATGTATATTATTTGAGCCTCCAGCTCATCCTTGCAGAACATTGCTACATCGAAAGCCATGAACCCATCATTTTTTCTAAGCTTCGGTTCTACCTTTCCAAACATCTTATTGCCAAATTTATCTTCGGTAACACTTGTGTTGTTGGTGTACCAACGCATTATCGCTGATGCTCCAAAGTTAATCATGCCCTGACTGAACATAGACTGAATAAAAGGTGCAATTATTCCGGTTGCTGATGTAATCTTTCGTATCAGCCGAACTACACCGTTCGGATTCTTACGATCCTCAATCGTAAGGCCCCGTTCCTCGAATGCCATCTTAAACAGAGTGTAACGGTATGTATCCATTGCTATCTTCTTGACATCATATTCGGCACATCTTTCCATGCACCAATCAACTATGCTATTCACATCGATTACAGGTCCCGGTACCACCTCGAAATCATTAAATTCGGTCTGCCCTATATTCTTAAGCGGGAACTTGATGGAGTCTAAAAAAGGCGAGTCCGCACAAATCCATGTGTGCTGTCGCCATATATATTCTCCTGATTCAGTTTTTGTCAAAACTCCCGCCGATGCAAAGTCCCTTATGTCAGCATAATCGATTCCAATTACAGCCGGCTGCCCTTTTGTATCGATTGTCATTCTTGGCTTTTTCAGTTCTAATTCCTCTGTCGTACTGCCCTCATAACATGCACGCAGTACATTCAGCCATGTTGTGACCGTTTCCTCTTCCTTTCGTGCCGATCTGTCCATACGCTTAGTGATAAATTCCGGTCTCTTTGACGGTATCTTTTTCATTTCAAGATAATCGTGCATTATCTGATTGGCCAGAATCGGCATATACTCCATTGATGGGTTGGCTTTGTGCCATGCATCAGGAATATCAACCTCTTTCATGCTGTCAATTTCGCAGATGAATGGATAATATCCCAGTGGATTTTCACCGGTCTCAAGGATTTCAGCACACATTGATGAAATCTCATCCAACGGACCGTCTCTGACGTAGCCGTCTGTGGTGATAATAAACTCTCTGGAATGTTTAACTTTTCCGAATGAAGACTCAAACACATTTATCTGATCATAATTCTCGTAAGCATGAATCTCATTGAGCACCAGGCATCCGGTTCGCTTGCCGTCTTTGGTTTTGGCATTTGAAGTGTTATATTTCATTTCAGAGCCTGTTGCAAGATTCGTAATCAGCTCCTTTGTTACTGAAAATTTTCCTTTGAACTTTGCATTTTCATGTAGCATGTCATAGGCAACCTTGAAAGTGTCCTTGACCTGATCTTCTGAGTTGGCCACAATCTCAACATGATAATTTCTGACACCATACAGAGGTGTCTGCATAAAATTTACCAAGGGAACAATGAAGCCGTCCTTTCCATTTCCACGTCCTTCTTTGATGAAAAACTTTGGGAATACCGGAATATCGTCTTTGTACATGAATACAAACGCGTATATAAACTTCTGGTATGGAAATAGCTCATAATAATTTACTTTGCAGTATTCGAGACAATTCTCATAGGTCTCTTTATCGAAAAAAATATCATTCCGCTTAAGTAATGGCTTTACAATGTTCTTGATAAGCTGTTTTCGCTTTTTATTTATCCACTTCGGATGTTCTTTGACATATTTGAGATAATCATCAATTTCCTTACAGATAACCATCTGTTGCTTTTTCCGGTTCAGGTACCGGATCCTTGAGTCTCAGATCAGCTAAAATCTTGAGCATAGTTGCTGTGGTTTTTTGCAGATTGACAACAGAATCATTTGTTTTCTCGACTTCAACTCCGTTTCCGTTAATGGTCTTGTATCTGAGCCCTTTGGACTTGATATCACTAATCAGCTTCTTTTTCAGTGACCAGTAATATACATAATCGTCAATCATGTCTTTGTAAAACTCTGCATTCATTCCCCGAAGCTCCAACTGCTTGACCAGAGAATCTCTTATTTCCGTTTTTGTCAATCCGCTCACCTCCCTTTTTCTCAAAATATGTCTGTTTTTTGTGTATAATTTGCATATTTTTTAACGGTTTTCATTAAAAAAATAACTGTATTTTTGTGTTCTTCAAAAAAATTCTTCTTAAAGTAATTTTTGAAATTGGTACCCCTTGCCCTTTTCACGCGAGATTTCAAAATTTTTCCGGAGTCATGCCCACATGCCCGTTCGCCATTCAAGAAAATTTCGCAAAAATTGACCGGGGGGGTATTACCAACGCTCCCGGCTCGCAAGTTTCTTTTTTCTTTTGAACTTGTGAGGCACTCTGCCATGTCTGATGTTGTGACAACGAACGCACAGACTAATAAGATTGTCATTGTCCAATGCAAGCTCCGGATGCTCCTTCAGTTCCTGTATGTGATGTACCTGCTCCGCCCTTGCTATCTTCTTTTCTTTCTCCGGCAGCCATTTTCCTTCTGCCACAGCCTTTTGGATTCTTGCCCTGCAGTCCTGACACTCAAAGCGATCCCGCTTTAATATCTCTATTCTTTTAGTTTGCCATGCCTTACTGTCATAAAACTTCTTTGCTTCTGTATCTGTCATTATTCCAAAATAAAAAGGACCGGCCCTTTTGCCAATCCTTTATGCTTACACTATATCACACATCAAACGGACAAAACGGACAACTTTATTTATTTCCTTTCTGAGACTGCTGCAGATATCTGTCATGTTGCTTGCGCGCACTGTCGGCTGTAATGCCTATCTTCTGTGCCACTGTGTTCCAAGAATAGCACCTGACATGACGATACAACATAATCTGTCGAACGACTGTGTCGTCTATTGATATAATCCATGAGATAATTCTGTCCTGCTGCTGATTGAGCTTTCTCTTCTTGGCTTCAATCAGCTCTCTTACACTCACAGCCTTAATTGCCAAGTCTGCCATCTGGTCACTGCTTCCAGTGCCCGGAGTGAATGGCAAGCCTGTAATCTGCATTGCTTTTCCTTCTGCTTTGCTTTCAATCAGCTCCAGTTGTTCTTCCCACATCTTGATTTCTTTTTTGATATAATATACGCTTGTTAATTCTTTCTTCGTCATTTGTCACTCCTCAATTCCGAACCATGCGAGCATAGATATAAAATGCTGCATTGATACCGTTGTACCTAACCTCTGCATCCAGGAACTTGTAGCCCGGATATGCTTTAGTGAGTTCTGTCTCTAATACTGTGTGGTCTTTGGCCATCCTCTCAACACGGCGCTTCTTGAACTTTCTATAACTCTTTGTCGGCTCCGGTGGCTTCTTTAAGTTCCTTGAGCTCACCCACCGCTTAGTACCGTGTGGATTTCTTGATATATATTCTCCTAAACCTGTGATGAGGAAATCATCATCAGGTGATATTCTTCGTGTGTTTGGTCTGTCGCATTTCTTCCAGAGCGATTCCAGTTCGTCTCTGTCCATGCCGTCTCCGGTCATGAGAATGTGGAAATGTGGTCTCACATATCCATCAAATGCGAGCACGTATATGTACTTGATATTTCCCAGTCCTTTTCTTTTTCTCCGGTAATTTATCTTTGCTATAAAATTCTTGATATCTTTTCTGGCTCTCTCTTCGTCTGTCGGGAGTTTGTCATTATTCCACCCAAACGTGCACCACAGATCACCTTTTCCAAAGTTGATATTCGCAATTCTTATCAGATACCGCCTTGCATTTTTATCATTCAGATTTCTTTGAGCTTTGCTTGATGGTCTCTTTTTGGTCTTCGGCATGTCACTGAGTCTTGGGTAGCTTGGGTATATCCGAGCTTCAAGGAGAGTGGTCTGTGACTTTATGTTGGTGCACTTCGTGGTGGCTGTTCTGTACAGGCAGTTTACCTTGCCCTCTCTGAGGAGCTTCTCAAGCCTCTCCTCCTCGGTGTCATCTATGTATTTTTTGAAAGCCTCTTCGTAGTCGTAGTTGTCGTATTTTTTCATACTATGTACTCTTAAATATAAAAATCCCTCATTTGTTAATACCCATTACGAGGACGGTAAAGAATTTTTACCTATATATTATGGGTTTACTGCTGCCTCTGTGCCGCTCTTATCTTTCTGTTGTATTCAGCCTGATACAGCAGCTTTTTGTCCGTTGTTAGAACGACTCGTTTAAGAGTTGTCTCATACTTTTTCAATTTCTCGCACGTTTGTTCCCAATCTTTCCATATTGTATCGGTTATGTTTCTTTTCATGGTTTTTCCTTTCCTCTATATATGTAGAGACACAGCCTGCTTGTGCAAGCTGTGTACACATGTCTTGTAATATTTGCAGGTCGGTGTGCAGTCGATAGAATCAAATTTACATTTTTGGGGTTTTATCGGTTTCATACCACTCAGTGTTCTGCTCTTCAACTGCTGCCTCCTTTAGTTCATATCCCATGCACTTTACCGGTCTGCTTGGTTTACCGCATTTTTCGTAGTACTTACAGTTTATGCATTCATTTCTGTTCATTTTGTTGTTCCTTTTCTTCCTGAATCTTATCGTATTCTCTAATCAATAGCAGTCCTATCACAAACTCTGTTGTTCCGATCAGGACAATCGTTGAGAGAATTCCATATACTATAAAATCTATTCCTGACATATTATTCCTCACTTTCTAATAACTCTGGATTGTCAAATATATTGCCGATAACTTCTACACATTTTCTTTCTTCCATCTAAAATTGCCCGGGCCATTTCCGTATTGAATAAAATCCGTTTAATTGCCATCTACCCCACCGCCTTTCACGATACGCATAACCGTCTGATATAGCGCAGCATTTCTTCCAACCAGCTTTGTTATGTATGTATCCAACTGCTCAACAACTGCATCCACATCATAGGCGGTCGGTTGTTCATCAATAACATTCATGATTTCCATCGAATCAATACAGTCAGAAAAATCTACATTTTCGAGTTTATCTGCATTAATCAGTCTCATCGTTCACCCTCCTGTTCCATGCTTTTATTTCTGCTCTCTCTGCGTCATTATAAGAACCCGCCCATGTTCCCCCGCTTCTTCCGTGACAATTGTTGCAGATAATCTGCGCCCAAAATTCTTTATCTTCTCCCGGAATCCGTTCATAATTTATTTCAGCTTTTCCACCACAAAACGGGCATGGCTTTAATTCTTCATTCATCGTCTTTCCTCTTAACATTAGGTAAAGGGAGCTGGGTAATGGCTCCCTTGTGTAAATGGCTTACAAATCAGTTTTCGTGATATAAATTAATTCGCATGCCCGGTTTCTTTCGCATTTCTGCAGGTGTTTCAACCTAAAGCTCGTAATATGGTGTCTCTATCCAGTAAAAGTCTACTCCCGAGAGGAGTCTTAAGACTTCAAGCTCCGGCTTATAGAGAGGATCCGTGAAACATATTCCGACCGCCATTTCGTCATTGTATGACACGAGCCAGTCTCCGTGCACAGCGAATGTGCTTGGTGGATCTTCGTCTTTGCGGCACTTGTCTGGGTTGACTATGGCCAGGCGTGCATCATTGATGAGACGTGCACCTCCCGGTGTCTTTACGACCGACATCATATTGTCGCGCTGCGTGATTTTGATTTGTGAAATAAAGGCTTCCTTTGTGTCGCCTGCCATGTCCCACAGGAGTGGTTTTCTTTCCGTTTCGAACTGTGGATCGTGTCCTTTTTGATACGTCATGAACTCGCCTTTTTCCGGTGCAAGACCGCATGTCTTGATTACGGTACCTAAAAATTCCTTTGTGATTTTTTCTTTGTCGGCTTCCACCATCCATCCGGTGCCGTTCAGGATGTACATACCTTTGTCTGTGAGTCCAAACTTGACGCCCCACGTTTTGTAATCAGCTTTTAAAATTTTTTCTAATTTTGCGCAATCTATAAACATTTTTCTGCCTCCTAACTTTGTGCTTTTCCATATCTATCAACTTCGCCTCTGAGCCATTGACTGATTTTCTCCGGGAAAATTAAATCTGATGCCAATAAGTGGCCGCTGTGATGCTCCTCTGCTATGTAATCAGCCATTTTCGCCACCGTAAGAGTGTTCATATATTCTCTTCTTGTCATGCATGCTTCTATGACTTCTGTCTCCGGCTTTTCGTCCTCTATCTCTGGCTCATTTTCCTCTATGCTTTGGACTTCATTTTCTTCCTTTTCGATGCTCTCAGACTCTGATTTTTCAAGGATTTGCGGGGATTTTTGCGCCGGCGCAATTTGTTCTCCAAGGCTCTTTTCTCCCGTCTGTTCCTTGGGCCTGTCCGCAGGCTCTCTATTATCCTCTCTGCAGTCTGTAGTTCTGTCGGTGGGAGCATCCTTTTGCTCTTCTCCTGCTCTAGGAGCTGGCTCATTATCTGCCACGCTTCCCGATTCAGTCTCTTTGACCTCATCAGTGCCAGCTTCTCCAACTGCTGCATTGTCATCCTCTGACTCAGGAGTTTCTGCTGTAGTATGCTCTCCTGTCGGCTCATTTTCCTGTGTTTCATCGTCTCCTCCAAAATGGTTCTGCCATGTCCGGGCGCCTGCTGCGTCCTCATCAAAGATAGAGCACATAAGCTTGTAGAATTCCCACCATGACATATTTTTTGGCGTGTCTCCAAACTTCTTGATTGTGACGCGATTCTCGTACATCATCATAAAGTAAAGACCTTTTTTGAATGAACGGTTTCCGGCCGGATTTACGATTTCCGCAAAGCGGCTCATTGACTCCTCGTCAAACTCGTTTGAGTACACCTCGTTGAGGATATCCTTGTTGTCCTCAAAGAATTTCTCTATCAGCTGGCTTGTGTCGTCTGCCACGCCCGCTGCAGGCTCGGTCTTGTTAAATCTCTTAAGCTCTCTTATGTCCTCTCTTGATGCCTCGGGCTGTATCATCTGCCTGTCAGAGTCGGGGAGCTTGAGCATCTCCTCAAGCTGGCTCCTTCCAAGGTCCGTATACTCCGGTCTCAAGTGTTCTGAATATCCATCAATGGAGTATTCGCGGTTGATGCTCATAAATCGGCTTGTGGTGGATGCCTCAAGTCCGTACTCAGCCTTAGCAAATTCTGCTATACTCTTGTAGCCGTCATTCTCATAGAGCCTTTGGTCATCAATCTGTCTAAGTGCATAGCCTATTCTCACGAAGCTCTGCTTCACTCCTATAAGTTCCTGCCTCAGTTTCTGTTTCATCTGTACCCAGTCATCCAGGGTCATCTGTACGTATTCCATATATCCTCCTATGCTGTAGCCATTACCGGCATATCTGCCGTAGTCGCTGCCGGCATGCCTGCTGTCCTCAGTGTTCCTGTTGCAAGCATTCGCAAGTATCTATTGAGCCACTTCTGTATGTTCTCCTGATCAGGCTTCTTGTCGTGGGCTCCGTACCACTGCAGTATGTTCGGTACTTCGGAATCAATCTCGACAGTGACGTACTGCATATTTGGTGTGTCCTTGAATCTTAAGAAAAGTATGTACGTCTCTCCCCGATTGTGTTTCCCTAAGTAGTTATCTCCTCCGACACAATGATGAAGTACTCGCCCCTCTGTTACTATTTCCTCTGCTGACTTTGCCGGTCTGATGATGTATGTATCATCCTCGTAGTAATATTTATTTCTCAGCTTCCTATAGCTGTGTCGAATGTTCGGGAAGCGCGCCGCAACATCCTTCAGATGTTTGTCCAGTTCTTCCTTGTTGACCTCTTCCACCATCTTTTCGTGGGCTTCATCCAGGTCATGCGGGAACTGATATACCGTGTTGGTCAGATCGTAGCCCCTGTCTTCTCTCATGCTCAGGTAGTCAGCGTATGTAGAGGCCATGTGTCTAATTCTGTATACTGACCGACTGCAGCCTCCGTAATCACAGCATGCATATTTCTTTATACGGTTTAAAAATTTTTGCAATGTCATGTATTTCTCTGCGAGCACGACCTGTGTGTATGTGAGTCCGGTCTCTGCCAGCTGCTGCACCTGTTCATCTGTCCAGTTCTCCGCGAGTCTCTTTTCCATCTGCAGAACCCTCAGCAGACCTATGTCTCCCTTTTCCTTAATGAGCAGCTTGAGTTTTTCCTTTCTGATACCGAGAAACTCATCCGGTCTCGTTGCTGTTTCATCCTCAATGATTCCATATTGGCATTTTATAAGTTTCTCGGCCACTCCTATCAGGTGCATCTTCACAAGCATCTCAAGCTGAGGTGTGCGCATGTAGCACTCAAGGTACTCAACCGGATTACATACGCTCATGAGGCTGTCAGTGTATTCCTTCATAGCGCTGTATTGAAACATGGTCCCTGCCATCTCGCCGTATGTCTCGGGAAGTATTGGTCCGGAATTGATTCTGATGCTTGATAAGCCATACAGATTGCAGTCATCCCAGAAGTCTCTCCCTACATACGGATCATGCTTGTTATAGTCAACCTGTACCTTTTTGCCGGGTTCGAAATATGCCCTTGCCAGTTCAACCCCCGACAGCTTTTCATAGGCATTGTACATTTCATCGCCGTTCTCGCCGGCAATGAAGCCGAGTGTCCACTCTTTCTCTACTTGTATGTATCTCATAACAAAACCATTGTCCTTATATTTCTGGCCAAGAAACAGATACCGGGTTTTTCTGATGCTGCCTTTTACTTTTCCTTTGCACTTGTACTGTCCGCGTGCACCACACATAGGACATGTGCCGAAGCTGTTCTCTCGCGGCTCTTCTATGTTTCTCTCAAACTGGTCCTCGTATGCTCCACTGCTTTTCCATCTTGCAGTGGTCACACCGCCACACTTACTGCAGGCTATGTCAGCCCGGCTTCCATGCTTCTTGTAATATAGAAAGTGCTCATCATGGAAATACGCGTGATCAGCTCTGTACAGTATTGCTTTTTCAGGTAGTGCCTTGGTGTTTGCCTGTCTGTCCTTCAGTGCTTCCTGGCGTCTCTTGCGCTCTCGCTCTACTCTGTTTATCCTTTCTGTTGATGTGATGTCGGCCTCGTATCTTGATATGTGCTCCCACCACCAAGAAGCATCGAAAAGCTTGGTGCCGCAAAAGTTCTTTATCCTCTCAAGGTCTTCCGGGCTTTGCAGGATATTTTCATCTGTCAGGGTTCCCCCGGTGTATGTTTCCATCCATATTGGTCTGTAATATGAAACCTGCTGGCGCGTCCATATATTTTTGTCCGGCCAGTACGTTCCGAAGTCCTTCTTGGTAAGTGTGATTCTCACCACAGGAATCTTTTTTGACTCCTTTTTATTTTCGTACACCTCAAGGAGCAGGTGCTTTTTATGTCCTATGATCTTGACTGCAGTAACTCCAATGTACTTCACAGATTTTTTTCTGCTTATCTTCTGTAGTCCTAGGTATGGTATTTTTTCTATTGTCTTTTCTTTCATCTGTAGCGCCTACTTTCCCATGTAGTAGTCTGTGATTATCTTCTTGGCTCTTGCCATGCCCGGTATGCCGAGCGTGACTTTGCTCGCTGATACACCTGCTGCCTTGATGATATCCTTGTCCACCGTCTGCTGATTCTTGAAGGACCACATCAGGATGGCGGCTATACAGCCCTTCAATGTTTTGCCTTTCTTTCTGACATTGTGAGCCAGGAGCTCGTTCTCCATGCACTGGCCTCTTAGGTACTCCACCCAGTCTTCCATGATTTCTTTTGGCTTAAGCTCTGCTGCCTCGACATCAATCTTGCCGAGTGCCGCCGTGAGCTTATCGCACAGCTCCGGGATTTCTCCGTTGGCGTACAGGTCCACGAAGTCAGCCTGTATTCCATTTTCTTTTGCCACTACCTTGAGGGATTCTATGTCACCCTCGTTAAGCAGGTTTTCTGCAAGCTCATTTATCTCACTAAACGAATCAAATTCTCCAAACTTATCAAACATATGGTTTCTCCTTTAAAAAACTCCATTTATCGTATTTTCGCTCTGTATCTGTAAAATCCGGATAAAACTCATCCAAATATGCTCTGAACATGCCGAGCATCTCTTTTCTATTTCCACCGTTGCCATTGTCCAGCATGTGATGGTGGTAGCGGCATCCGACTGCTCCGTTCTGTCTGATACCAAGTCCCATAGATGAGCGTGGTATGTAGTGCATGGTGTCTGTTATATCCATCTCAGGGTCTGCTGCCGATGGCATCTTATAACCTGCCTGGCAGAATATGCACATGTAATTGTCTCGTTCGCGGATTGCAGTTCTTTCTTTCTGCGAAAATTCTAAGTATTTTGTGTATTTTGGCATGTTTTCCTCCTACATCAGCTCCATCATGGCTGCCATGATCTTGCCATCGTCCTTTACCTGCAGCTCTTGAATGAGGTGCAGGTACACTCTCTGCGTTGTCTCCATGCTTGAGTGCCCGAGTCTTTTTGATATGCTTGGCAGTGTAACGCCCTCGCTCATGAGAATCGATGCATGTGTATGTCTCAAGCCGTGAACGGATATCTCACGTATGCCTGCCTCTTTACATTTTCTGTGAAGAAAATTGTTGGCTGTTGAGTTGTAGATTCTCGGTCCGAAGTTGAATATTCTTTCGTCCGGATCCATGCCTTTTGTCAGCTTCTCAAAATTGAGTGCCGTGCGGTAGTCCAATAGAATCGATCTTACAGATGATTCGTTTTTCGTCTTGCAAAACTCATTTGTTATCTTGTAATCGAATGCTTTCGTAATGTGTATCTTCAAGTTGTTGAAATCAAAATCGCCCGGTGTGAGTGCCAATGCCTCCTCGAATCTGAGCCCAGTCTTTGCAATCAGCATAATGAACCAGTCCCAGTTGATTTTGTTTCCGGTATCAAGCACTTCAAGCAGCTTTTCCAGTTCCTTCTTGTTTAGGTATTTTGTGCGCTTGTGGATGTTTGACAGTTTGCCTTTGATTACTGCCCTGTGAGAGATATCCCTCTCCAGGATCCGTTCATCGTACGCATCTATCAGTGACGCTCGCAGCATATGGTGAAAGTCCTGTACTGTAGTTTTCTCATGTTCGAGAGCATATCTGTTCAGGATGTTCTGATACTCTGACTTTGTTAATTGTCTCATCGTAACGTCAGGTGCTAATTTTTTCAGCCATCTTATTGTTGTCTTGTATTTTATGTATGTGACCTCTCGCACGACATCCTTCTTGTATTTTGTCATCCACTCTTCGTAGTAATCTACAAAGAGCTGTTCTCTTTGTTCTTCAAGTGTCATACTGCTGCTCCTTATACATACTTTCTGTGTGCCTGCTCCAGCGCATCCTCAGATATGTCAAGATATATCTGTGTGGTCTCTATATTTTCGCGACCTATTTCTTCCAGAAGCTTATCTCTCATAACAGCGCCCCCATCTCTGCTGGTGTGCGCCACACTCTTTCCTTCGGATATCCCGGCTTGTACGGTTCAGCGAGTGAATCTCCCTGTACCACTATCGCCCGGATGCCTAAGAGTGAGAGCTGCACGTAAGTCATATACACTGCAGTCCAGTCAAGGTCTTGCGCTGTGACATGCATATTTCTCTGTGGATTCAGTCCGTTGTCTTTCATGAGCTGTGCGATTGCTATAATCATTCCTCCTGCGCCACAGGAAGGCTCTGCAATCTCTATGACATTGTCCTGCGACAGCTTCTTTATGTCGTTGGTATATCCTGTCGCTGCAGTGGCATATGATACGTGATATGGTGTAAAAAACTGGCCAGTGCCCTTATTGCCGCATCCGGATTTCATGTATACGTCCCCAAGCGCATCATCAAATTTCTCGTCGAAGGTGAGAGTGACTGCTGCAAGCATGCTTGAGAATGTCATCATTTCATCCTTTGTGTATTTCTTCTGGGTGAGCATATACTGCTGCTCCCTGTCTTTCCATACCTTGTCATGTATCATTACACATGCATTCTGAATGGATATGGCCGACATCTTTACCCAGTCGGTAAAGACTTCATAAGGGGAGTGACTGCCGGACATATTCTCAATATTTTTTATTACAAAATCTCTATGTTGCATGGATTTTTCCTCTTTTTGTGTTATAATATGTTTATGGTTTTTTCTTTTATTGTTGTTTCACGCAGAGTCCGGTCAGGAAATCAGATTTTCCCGACCGGTCTTTTTTATGCCTCAATCTGCATGACATATGGTGTGTCACTATTCATACGCTCATCTACGTCCTGAAGCATGATATCCGTCAGCTCCTTCAATGCCTCGAACATGCTGTCGGTGATGAGTCTCTTATCGTGTCTCTCCTTCACTACTCCGATTATGTAGCCAGCTGTGAGTGCAGCTTCCTTTACATCTTCGCTCTCCTCAATCTTTCCGATCATGCCGATACACTTCTTGAACTCCTTGTACTGCTTCATTCCTGCTGTGCTCTTCTTAAATAATTTCATGGTTTTTTCTCCTTATGATGCTGCTTTCTGTTGTTTTGCCACCTCTGATGTCATGATTCCGATATCGAGTGGCTTCTCTGCCTTGATGGCAGCGTTTAACTGTTCCGCTGTTTCAATTCCAAGTTTTTTGAGTGCCTCTTTAAGTTTGTTCTCCATAAGTGACCTCCTAATATACCCAAATCCTCATTCCGAGTCTTGGCTTGTCAATCAACTCAATAAATTTCACTCCGAGTGAATCAAAGTCCTCTATCTCATCATGTGCCCTGACTCTTATGCCTTTGTACACAAGCTCGACATCCTCATTCGTGGATCTGTACACCTCCATGTAAGATGCCGGGCCTATTCTGCTTGTTACTTCTTTGAGTTTAAAATCTGCTCTCTCCGTCTTTATCACCTTCTTTTCACCGGAAATTTTCTTACTAAGTCTCTTGCTGCCGACTGAAATGCCTGCTCTCTCTCGTCTCCTGTGGCTCTGATTATTTCCCGGCCATTCTGCAAAATCCTGATTGTGTGCTCACCGGGTTTTTCTTTCAGTGTCATTGAGAGATGGTGCCGCTTTTGACGATGCGAATACGCACTATAAAATAGGTCTGTCAGTGTTTTCAATCCTTTTCAATCCTTTCTCTCTTAAATGCTGCGCTATCATAAAATCACAGTTTGGGCTTACATAACTCCTTTATCACATGCTCTATCACGAATTTCTTGCACTCAACCATCTCCTCTTTTGATGGCTGAGTGTTCGTCTTTTGTATGATCCATACAATCAACGCATATTTCGTCAACTTATTTTCAAGCCACCCTATCAAGCAAGTTATCAATGCTATGATGAATATAAGTTTCAATTTTTCTCACGCTCCTTCCTAAATCAGATTTCTCCCCCGGGCTTACCGGAGCACCACACGAAATGGATTTATTATGGTTCACAAGAGGATTTGTTGTATATGGGTAGTTTTGCGGTGCTCCGGCAAGCCCGGATATATTTTTTTATTGATTCAGCATGCACTTCACTTCTGCCTTGAGTTCAATGAGGCTTGCAAAGTATGCTGCCTCTGTGATGGCTTTTTCTCTCTTGAGTTTCTGATACTGTTCCTCATTCCAGTCCTCTCTCGTGTTAGTACAGAATCTATTGTATTCTTCCTCTTTCTTGCAGTTCGTCTCATCTGCTTTATCTATTTTCTTGAGGATTTTCTCAAGTCTGAGTGATTCTTCCTTTGTCATGGTCTTTTTCTCCCTCTGTATTCTGTGTATTAAATCTTGCCTTTTTCTGCTTTCCAGTCGTATACTCTTCTTACAGGACGTTGCAGCGTCCGAGTAAATATATAAGTGAGGTATTTTTATGTCTTTAACACCTTCTGATGTCATTCAATTAATTGGTATACTGGCATCTCTCATTACAAGCGTTATTGCTATAATTATTTCTGTATTAACACTCAAACAAAACTCTAAAATGATTGATGAAACATCACGTCCTTATGTAGCCATATACGCTAAAACCACAAATTTCCAATCGCCACAATATTATTTAGTCATAAAGAATTTTGGACAAACTGGAGCAACTATATCTTCAATAAAATGTTCTCCTGATATCACTCCATTCTCTATTCGAAGTGATCACATTCCATTTTCCAATTTTGCAGAAACATATATTGCTCCCGGCCAATCATTTATATGCAATGTTAAGGCAAGGGAATTCTGTTCACAGAAAGAAATATTTTATTTCGATATAACTTATATTGGAAATGGAAAGGAATACCATGATACATATCCTATAAATCCAAAAGCAGATGCTGATTTAGTACATGTAAGAGCAGCTACTGATGGCAAGGAACTTCGCAGTATCTCATACTCTCTACAGGATTTAGTTGAAAAGCAGCTATAACTCGATTCGTTTTTCTTTCACTCTCTCTTTAATCCGATCTGTTATAAATTCAAGTGCTTCTACTGTTTGGGCTTCCTCTGGGAGTCCTTTTTTTATGGTTTCAATTACACTTTCTACAACCAGATTGACTTTATCCTCATCCAAATATGTTGTGTTTGCAGTTTCAAAATCATTTTGAATTATGTTTAGCATTTCTCACTCTCCTTCCCCCTGCATCCTGTCCAGCAACGTTTCCCCCTGCAGTCTTCATCTCTTTTGCGTCTACACCAAACTCTCGCATCTTCTCTTCAAGCGGTACAGGTGCATGGTCTTTCTTGGGGTACTGCTGATATATGCTCTCTGCAGCATAGAGTCCGTACCGGTAATAGCATTTCACTGCCAGCTCTGGTGTGATAGTTCCTTTTCCCTGTACAGTGCACCTGCTCTTGTCCTTGTAGGTGAAAAATATTTTCCACATGGTCTTTTCCTTTCTTAAATGCTACTTGCATATTTATATCTAATTTTTCTAAGGGGAGGTTTTTCCTCCTCTTATCTCGTCTAATATTTCATGCAGTAATGCGGTCTGATACATTATTTCCTTTCCTATAACAGAGTCCGGATCTATACATACCGACTTTCTTTTCTTTTTTGCTTTTTCTCTCTTGATTTCATCTCTTTGCATTTCTGCAAACTTCGAAATTTCTTTATAAATTTGATTTCCCATATGGTTTTGTCCTTTCCGTGCTATTCTCTCCTTGTGATTATTCCTTTAATCGCTTAATAAAATCATTATTGCAATTATTAAAAACGGGAGAAAAAGTATTACTTCTGTCATGGTTTTGTCCTTTCTCGTATTGAATCTAACTTTCACCGCCAACTCCGGTGTGATAGTTCCTTTTTCACGTACAGTGCACCTGCTCTTGTCCTTGTAGTTGAAAAATATTTTCCACATGGTCTTTTCCTTTCCTTGTTTCTTACCAGAGGACCTTTAAAAGTCTTGCCCTTGTGTTATATGGTTGATTGTTATTCAACCTTTTCTGCAAAAAAAATTTCATCTCTGATCTCATTAGTTAGATGAAGTATTCCCTGCATGGCAATTATCTCTGAAGCTTTAAATTCTGTCTCATTATTAAGTTTCTTATATAAGCCTTCTCTTGTTATTCCCAGCTTTGATGCAATGGCTGTAATTGTAATTCCTGATTCAGAGATAATCTCATTAAGTTTCTTGCTGTCTGTCAAAATAATGCCTCCTTTCTCGTTGAATATCATTCAACCTATAATCATAATATACCCGCGTTGATTGTGTGTCAACTCTTTTTTACATTTTTGTTGAATTTAATTCTCACATATGTTATCATTCATTTAGAAAGTAGGTGATTAATATGACTATTCAAGAGGGAATCGGTAAACGTATCCGTTCTCTTAGGGAATTTAATAAACTATCTCAAACTGAACTTGCAATTAAAGTTGGTTATAAAGACAAAACCTCTATCGCAAAAATTGAGGCAGGAAAAGTAGATTTACCACAAAGTAAAATTTTTGCATTTGCTAAAAATTTAGGAACAACACCATCTTATATACTTGGAGATAACGAATTCCCTAACCATGTGGAAGAAAACCACTCTTTTATTAATGATAATGATAAAACGATTCTTGATAAGTACCGCCAGCTTAATGATGAGGGTAAGCAACGGCTTCTGGAGCGTGCCGACGAGCTTATTGAGCTGGGCTATATTGCAAAAGGGGACGCACTAAAGGAGGCCTGAAATATGTTATTAATAAAAACATTATAGAGTTAGAGTAGTCTTATCAATAGTTTGTGTATTCGAAAATACTTTAAAAATTATTAAACGAAGAAGAAAATTTTAATTATACAAAGGAGGATTTCATATGGCAATAAAAGATAAATCCCAAAGACAACCTAAAAAAATAGCCTCAAAATTAAGTTATAAGATTAGTTATATCATTTCACTGGTTATAGCAATTATACTTTTAGCTTTTGGTCTTCTTTCTATACCTGCTGTAAGCATAAAATTTGGTATAATCTTCATTTTATCTGGTTTACTTTTTCTATTTATGTTTAAATCATATAGAAAAATCTACAAAAATTATGATTACCATAAAGAAAATGGTCTCAATAATTATGGAAAAGCAAAGGCTTCTGAGGGCAACAATGTTATTGAAAATAATATTGATATTTCCAATATTCCAGAAATAACAGTTGATGATATTACAGAATCACATCCACTAGAGAAGAAAGCTTACGAGTTTAAAGTTGTTGGTGTCACCTTCAAAACAGGGCGTAAAAGCCGACAAACAGCCCTACGACATATACACTTCAATGATGAACCTTACGAAACAGTTGATATTCAGATCAAAGAATATGACTATGAAGGTGAACTTGCTCTTGGTGTATATGCTAATGACTTTCAGGTTGGAAATATTGCCAAAGCCGATATCAATAGAGTTTCTTCTCTATTATCTGATGATTATACAATATACGATTATAAAATATATGGTGGCGGTGATAAAAATTGGGGAATGTCTATTACATTATCCAAAATTGTTAATAGCTAGGAGGAATTTATATGGCAATGATTAAATGTCCTGAATGTGGAAAAGATTTTTAAATTCATATTTTTGCGCCGGCGCAAATTTTAATCTTATTTTTAATATGAATACTTGACAAGACTAATTCATATGCTATAATGTAGCTAATTAGCGAATGACTGCTGTGCGGTCGCAAAATTAGTCTTGGTTTATTCCAAGGCTTTTTTTGCGTTTATGAGGATTTTACAATGAATAAACAAATAACTTATACTGACGTATATAGTCAGCTAGAAAAATTAAAATCTCAAAATCTTATAATATCAGATGAGGCTTTTGCTATTAGTGCTCTTTCGAGATATGGTTATTCAAACCTAATCAAAAGCTATAGAGAACCATACATAATCAGGTACAATGATTCTATATATTATAAGGATGGCGTTACTTTTGAGCAAATTTTATCTTTATTTATTTTAGATAAGAATCTGAGAAACTCTGTCATGGCCGCTATGCTAGATCTGGAAGAGTTCATTAAAGAAGCTGCTGCCGATGTGATTTCAAAATCATTCAGTACTGCCTCTGCAAAATATCTTAATTATAGGAATTATGCTAATAAGAAACGTAGAAAAAAGAGATTTACACTTTCTGAAACTTTAGAAAAGATAAAAAAGGCATTGTATTCAGATAAAGATCCAATACACCACTATATGTCAAAGTATGGTGATGTTCCACCTTGGATACTCTTTAAGGGGGTATATTTTACTACAATTGTTAATTTTGTCGGATTCTTTAAAACTCCTGAGCAAAATGAAATGATATCCCATTTATACCATGACCACTACGATTTTATTTACGATGATTCCATGAAAAAACTTATGATGGATACTCTTTTCATTTGTATTGATTACAGAAATATGTCCGCGCATGGCGGTCGTATTTATAACTATCAGAGTCGCAATACCCTACGAAAAGACGAGATTTTTCATGCGGATTATGGTTTAATGACCTCTGGTTTTAGTGAATTGCTTTTTATATTAAGTTTGTTATCATACACAACACCTTTTGACCGACTTAATAACGCTCTTCAATATGAACTCAATCGTCACTGCTCCCTTTTTCCTGATGACAGTGAATATCTTTCTAAAGTATTAAATATTGATATTGTTAAAAAGGATTTTGTATATTATAAAGCATCTGGTTCAAAGTATCACACTATTCCATCATGTAGTGGTATGCAGGATGCTATTCAAATTGACATCGAAGAGGCAAAGTCTCTTGGTTTAGCACCGTGTAAAAGGTGCTGTAACTAA